GATCCGCTGATCGACGAGAGCCCCGAGCTGCGGGAGCGGGTGAAGCCCGCCCGGTCCCGCGACGCGGGCAACACGATGCTGTCGAAGGAGTTCGCGGGCGGCATCCTGATCATGACCGGGGCCAACACGGCGGTCGGGCTGCGCTCGACGCCCGCGCGCTACATCTTCCTCGACGAGGTCGACGCGTATCCCGCGTCCGCCGACGAGGAAGGCGATCCGGTCACGCTGGCCGAAGCGCGGTCGCTGACCTTCGCCCACCGGCGCAAGGTCTTCCTGGTCTCGACGCCGACGATCCGTGGGCTGAGCCGGATCGAGCGGGAATACGAGGCGAGCGACCAGCGCCGGTTCTTCGTGCCGTGCCCTCACTGCGGCGCGATGCAGTGGCTGAAATTCGACCGGCTGCGCTGGCAGAAGGGCCGCCCGGAGACGGCGGAATATCACTGCGAGGGCTGCGAGCAGCCCATCGCGGAGCACCACAAGACGGCGATGCTAGAGGGCGGCGCATGGCGGGCGACCGCCGTCGCCGCCGATCCGACCACGGTCGGGTATCACCTCTCGGCGCTCTATTCGCCGATCGGCTGGCTGAGCTGGGAGCGGATCGTGCGGGCCTGGGACGCGGCACAGGGGTCGGACGAGGCGATCAAGGCGTTCCGCAACACGATCCTCGGCGAGACCTGGGTCGAGACCGGGGAAGGGCCCGACTGGCAGCGGCTCTACGACTGGCGCGAGCGCTGGACGTCCGGCACGGTGCCCGCGGGCGGGCTGTTCCTTACTGCCGGGGCCGACGTTCAGAAGGACCGGATCGAGGTCGACATCTGGGCTTGGGGCCGTGGTCTGGAAAGCTGGCTCGTCGATCACGTTGTCATCGAGGGCGGCCCGGACCGGCATGACGCGTGGTCGGAACTGACCGCGCTGCTGGGCAGGTCCTGGCCGCACGAGCGCGGCGCGCATCTCAGGATCGCGCGGCTCGCCATCGACACCGGCTACGAGGCCCCGGCGGTCTATTCCTGGTCGCGGGCGCAAGGCTTCGCGCAGGTGTCGCCGGTCAAGGGCGTCGAGGGGTTCAACCGTTCGAGCCCGGTCTCTGGCCCGACCTTCGTCGACGCGACCGAGGGTGGCAAACGCTTGCGGCGCGGCGCGCGGCTCTGGACCGTGGCGGTGTCGACCTTCAAGGCTGAGACCTATCGCTTCCTGCGGCTGGCGCGGCCGACCGAAGAGGACATGGCCGATGGGGCCGCGTTCCCGCCCGGCTCGGTGCATCTGCCGCATTGGGTCGAGAACGAATGGCTGAAGCAGTTCGTGGCCGAGCAGCTGGTGACGGTGCGCACCAAGCGCGGCTTTGCCCGGCTGGAATGGCAGAAGCTGCGCGAGCGAAACGAGGCGTTGGATTGCCGGGTCTATGCCCGTGCCGCCGCCTGGATCGCGGGTGCGGATCGCTGGACCGACGAGAAATGGCGCGACCTCGAGGATCAACTTGGGGCCGCACCAACGACTGTGGATGCGGCGGGGCGGGTCAACCGGCCGCAAGCCGCCCCCCAGGGAAAACGGCAGTCGGATTGGCTTGGCCGACGCGGAGGATGGTTCTGACATGACCGACTGGACGGAAACCGAACTCGCAGCCCTGCGCCGGGCCTATGCCAGCGGCACGACCCGGGTCAGTTATGATGGAAAATCCGTCGACTATGGCTCGGCCGACGATTTGCTGGGTCGTATCCGGACCATCGAACGCGCCATTGCCGGGACGACCCGGCCACTGCCGGTGGCAGGGCTCGCGGGCTTCATCCGCGGGGATCGCTGATGTCCGCCAACTGGTTCGATCATGCCATCGCCACGGTGGCCCCGCGCATGGCCGCGCGCCGCGTCATGGCGCGACAGGCGTTCGAGACCCTGACGCGGGGTTACGACGGGGCCGCGAAGGGCCGGCGCACGGACGGATGGCGCGCTCCGGGATCCTCGGCCGACACCGAGATCGGCGTGGCCGGGGCGCTCTTGCGCGACCGGATGCGCGATCTGGTGCGCAACAACCCGCATGCGGCCAAGGCCGTGGCGGTGCTGGTGAACAACATCATCGGTTCGGGCATCATGCCCCGCGCCGCCAGCGGCGACGACAAGCTGGACCGCAAGGTCGATACCCTGTTCGAGCGCTGGACGGCGGAATGCGACGCCGACGGCCAGCTCGACTTCTACGGCCTGCAGACGCTGATCTGTCGCGAGATGGCCGAGGCGGGCGAGGTGCTGGTGCGCCGCAGGTTGCGGCGGGCGAGCGATGGTCTGGCGGTGCCTTTGCAATTGCAGGTGCTGGAGGCTGACTTTCTCGATGCCACCAAGTCCAGCAACGTGGGCGCGGGCCGCATCGTGCAGGGCATCGAATTCGACCCGGTCGGCAAACGCCGCGCTTATTGGCTGCACCCGGAACACCCCGGCGATGCGCATGGGGCCTTGCACGGCGGGTTCGACAGCCGCCCTGTTCCCGCGACCGAGATCGCCCATGTCTACGAGAAGCAGCGCACGCAGGCGCGTGGCGTTCCTTGGGGCGCGCCGGTGATCCGCAGCTTGCGCGATCTCGACGACTACGAGGTGGCCGAGCTGGTCCGCAAGAAGACCGAGGCCTGTGTCACCGCCATCGTCTTCGGCGACGACGAGGCGCAGCAGGGCATTGCACCCGCCGTGGTCGATGCCGACGGCAACCGGGTCGAGCAGTTCGAGCCGGGGCTGATCGCCTATGCGCGGGGCGGCAAGGACATCCGCTTCAACCAGCCCGCCGCCACCGGCGGCTACGGTGAATACAAGCGCGCCAGCCTGCACACCATCTCGGCCGGGTTCCGCGTGCCCTACGAGCTGCTGACCGGAGACCTCAGCCAGGTCAACTATTCCTCGATCCGGGCGGGCCTCGTCGAGTTCCGCCGGATGATCGATGCTGTCCAGTGGCAGCTCTTCATCCCGATGCTCTGCGCCCCGGTCTGGCGCTGGTTCACGGAAGCCGCATGGGCGGCAGGCCAGATCCCCACGCCGGACGTGCCAGTCGAATGGTCGCCGCCGAAGTTCGAGGCGGTCGACCCACAGAAGGATGCACTGGCGAACCTGCTCTCAATCCGCTCGGGCACCATGACCCTGGCCGAGGTAATCGCGAAGCAGGGCCGCAACCCGGATGCGGTTCTGGCGGAAATCGCCGCGACCAATGCCAAGCTGGATGCCCTCGGCCTCGTCCTCGACAGCGACCCGCGCCGCGTCACCAAGACCGGCAGCGCGCAAACCAGCGATCCGGCCGCCGACCCTGCCGCCGATCCGGCTGGATCCCCATCCACTGCACAGGAGTAACAGGGCCATGCCCGAGACCATCATGGCGGCCCCGGTCGCCCTGCCAATGCAGCTGCGGCGCGCGCCCATCCTGCCCGCGACCGTGAATTCCGAGGCGCGTTCGGTTGATGTGGTATTCACCACCGGCGCGGCCGTCCGACGGCGACGCTGGACTGGCTGGGACACCTCCGTGCCCTTCGACGAAATCCTCGAGGTCAGCGACAGGGCGGTGGACCTGACCCGCCTCAATGCCGGTGCCCCGGCGCTCGACAGCCATTCGGTCTGGTCCTCGCATTCGCAGGTGGGCGTCGTCGAACGCGCCTGGATCGAGGGCAAGGAAGGCAAGGCCACCATCCGCTTTCCCCGCGACGGGCTCGACCAGGCCGCCGACCGCATGTTCGGCCTGATCAGCGACGGCATCATCCGCAACGTCTCGGTCGGCTATTCCATCGAGCGGGTGAAAGTGGTGGAGCCCGCCGCGAAGGGCGAGGTCGAGCAGCGCATCGTCGAGCGCTGGACGCCGCTCGAGGTCAGCTTCGTGACCGTTCCCGCTGATCCCCGCGCCCAGGTCCGCGCCGCGGATCAGGCCAGCTATCCCGTCGAGATCGTCGATACCCGCATGCAAAAGGAGGCATCCATGCCTGAGAGCACGACCACCGTGGCCGGGGATGTCCCCGCCTTGACCGAGACCCGCCAGCAGCCCGTCGCGGCCTCGGCGCACCCCGAACCGACCAGCGCGCGCATGCCGGAACCGGCTCCGGCGCCCGACAGCGAGGCCATCGCGACCAGCGCCCGCGAGGCTGAGCGCGACCGCGTCTCGACGATCTACGATCTGACCGGCCGCCTGAACCTCGAGCGCAGCTTCGCCGAGGATCTGGTGAAACGTGGGGTCAGCGTGGACGAGTCCCGCCGCCTGATCCTCGATCAGGTCGCCGCCAAATCGGACGAAACCCGCACCTTCCCGCACGTCTCCGTGCCGCTCGGCGGGCGTGACGAACGCATCACCCGCCGCGACGCGGTGGCCAATGCGCTCCTTCACCGCTACAGCCCGACGCTGTTCCCGCTTGAGGATGCCGCGCGCCAGTACCGTGGCATGACGCTCCTGGAATTGGCCCGTGAAAGCCTCGGCAATGCTGGGGTCAACACGCGCGGCCTGTCGCGCGACGAGGTGGCAACGCGCGCGCTGCACTCCACCTCGGACTTCCCCGAGATCCTGTCGGCCGTCACCAACAAGACCTTGCGCCAAGCCTACGACGCCTATCCCCGCACCTTCGCGCTTTTCTGCCGCCAGGTGCTGGCCACCGACTTCAAATCCATGCACCGCGTCCAGCTGGGCGAGGCGCCGCAGCTTCTGGAAGTGGGCGAAAGCGGCGAGTTCAAGCGCGGGACGTTGGGCGAGAGCAAGGAGAGCTACAAGGTCAAGACCTATGGCCGGGTGGTTGCGATTACCCGGCAGGTGCTGATCAACGACGACCTCGACGCCTTCACCCGGATTCCGGCGATGTACGGCAACTCCATCGCGCAGCTGGAAAGCGACGTGGTTTGGGGCATCATCACCTCGAACCCGGCGATGGCCGACGGCAATGCGTTGTTCCATACCACGCACAAGAACCTCGCCGGGACGGGTGCTGCACTGGACGTGGCGAGTGTCGGCGCGGCCCGGGCGGCGATGGCGCTGCAGACCGGCCTCGACAAGAAGACGGTGCTGAACATCCGGCCCGCGTTCCTGATTGTGCCTGCGGCCCTCGAACTGAAGGCCGAGCAATTGGTCGCCCAGAACCTCGTGCCGGCCGACAGTGCCAAGGTCGTGCCGCAGTCGATCCGCACCCTCTCGCCCATCAGCGAGCCGCGCCTTGATGCGGCCAGCGCCACCTCCTGGTATCTGGCGGCCTCGCCCAACCAGATCGACACCATCGAATACGCCTATCTCGAGGGCCAGCAGGGTGCCTACATCGAGACGCGCAACGGCTTCGACGTCGATGGGGTCGAGATCAAGTGCCGCCTCGACTTCGGCGCCAAGGCCATCGACTGGCGCGGCCTTTATAAGAACTCGGGCGCGTAAGGTCAGATGAGGCCGTAGAGATCGCGCCGCCCGTGCACTGCGCGGACGATCTCGATGTCGACGCCGACGATCCGGCAGAGCAGCAGGTAGGACCCGCTCACCAGATAGCGCAGCCCGGGGCGGATATCGTCCCGGGCCGGACCCATCTGCGGGTTGTCCACCAGGTGGCTGGCAACCTCGTCCAACCTGTCGAGCACACGATCGGCTGCGGACGGATCGTCCTCGGCGATGTGCGTCCAGATATCGATCAGGTCTTCGCGGGCCGCCCGCGTGAAGAGGATCCGCGGCATGCGTGTCAGGACGCGCTTCTGCGGCTGCGGGCCTCGCGCTTGATATCGGCCATGGTCAGCCCCGGCTCGGCGCGGCCGCTGGCGAGTCCTGCGTCCCAGAGTTCACCCACGACCCGCCGCGCCCGCCACTCGCGCAGCGCCTCGCGGACCACTTCGCTCGACGAGGCATAGGCGCCGCTGCCCACGGCCTCCTGCAGAAGGGCGGCATGCTCGTCGGTGATGGAAATGCTGATCTTGCCGGCCATGTCCGATCCTCCTGCCGCCAAGGTAGGAAAAATTCGCACCACGCGCAACTATCACCAGAAGGGACACCCCGATGAAAAACTACGTCCAGCCCGGCAATACCATCACCCTGACCGCACCCTATGCCGTCGCCTCGGGCGATGGCCTGCTCGTCGGTGCTATCTTCGGCGTCGCCGCTGGCACCGCTGCCCTCGGCGAAACCGTCGAGGCCGCGCTCACCGGCGTCTACGACCTGAAGAAGGTCGCATCGCAAGCCTGGGCCGCAGGCGACAAGGTCTATTGGGACAACACCGCCAGGGAAGCGACCAAGACCACCACTTCGAACACCCTGATCGGCGTGGCCGTGGTCGCGGTGGCGGGCGGCGCAGGCGACACCATCGGCCGGGTGCGGCTGAACGCGAGCTTCTGATGAGCGCCTTCGCCGCCGCGCTCAGTGCGCTCTTCGCCAATCCCAACATCGGCCGGGACGCGGTCTACATCGCCGATGGCGGTGCGCCCGTCCTAGTGCGCATCGTCGCCCGGCGTGCAGACGCGGTCACCGACTTCGGCGATGCGCGGCTTTGGTCGGAAACCACCCGCGTCGACCTGCGCGTGGCCGAGGTGCCAGCCCCACGCCCCGGCGACCGCATCGAGATCGACGGCGACGCCTTCCTGATCCAGGGCGAGCCCGTTCGCGACCGTGAGTGGCTGGTCTGGACCGTCGACCTGCGCCCGGTTTGACCACGATGAAGCTCAAGCTCGACATCGATCCTGACATCGTGGCGATGATGGCGGCCGAGGTCGCGGCAGGGGAGCGGGCTGTATCGGCTGCGATCCGCGAGGCGGGGACAGGGCTGAAGGCCGCTTGGCGGCTGCAGATCACCGGTGCGGGCCTCGGGGTCCGGCTTGCCCGCACCATCCGGTCGGAGCAGTTCCCAAGGCGAAGCCCAGCCTCAACGCGGCGGCCATGGTCTGGTCCAACGCCCCGGTCATCGTCGGCGCCCACGACACCGGCCCGCTGATCCGCTCGAAGAACGGCTTCTGGCTGGCGATCCCCACACCTGCTGCAGGCAAGTCCCTGCGCGGCGGCCGGATCGCTCCTGGCGAATGGGAACGCCGCACCGGCCTGCGCCTGCGCTTCATCTATCGCCGTCGCGGGCCAAGCCTGCTGGTGGCCGAGGGGCGGCTGAACACCAAGGGCCGCGCCGTGGCGTCACGGTCGAAGACCGGCCGGGGCGTCGTCACCGCGCCGATCTTCCTGCTGGTGCCACAGGTCAAGCTGCCGAAGCGGCTGGACCTGGCACGGGATGCCGGCCGGGCGCACGATGCGGTGCCGGGGCTGATCGTGGCGAACTGGGTGGAGGCCAAGGTGTGATCACCACCCGCCCATCAGTAGCCTGCCTCGCGCTGATGGCGCACGGCCAATACGACCGCCGTCTCGCCGTCGAACCGATAGAGCGACACATAGCCACTGTCGCCAAAGGTGATGAACCACTCGCGGAATTCCGGGGCCATGTCCTCGACCGGCCGCCCGGCACCGGGCTGATCGCGCAGGATGTTCATGCCTTCGCGGATGGATTTGGCCGCACGGCGGGCGGCCTCAGGATTCTTGTCGGCAAGGAAGCGATAGAGCCGCTCGACATCCCGCAGGGCTGCGGGCGACCAGATCAGTCGTGGCATTCGGGAGCAGCCGCCGCTTTGCCTGCTTCCAGCTTGGCAAGCCAGGCATCGGCTTCGTCATGGGTGACGTGCTTGCCGGTCGACTGAAACTCTTCCCATGCCTGTAACCCCGCTTGCCGGAACGCCTCACGCTTCTCTTCGCGCTCGACGAATTGCGCGACGGCCTCGCGCAGCATCCAATGGGTCGAGCGGTCCTTGGCATCCGCCAACCGCTTGAGGCGTTCGCGGGTATCCTGATCGAGCTTCACGGCGATGGGGCGGACGGCGTTCATGGGTACGGCTCCGGGTGAGTATTCATGGGTATTACCTTTAGCATATCGCTGACTGTCGCAGAAGTCACAATTGAGCCAAGGGCCGCCGAATGCCAACTTCTCGCGAAACCATCCTCGCCGCGCTGCACGCGCGGCTGTCGGCGCTGCCCGCCACCGCCCTGCGCGGCGACGTGCTGCCCGAGCGCGTGCCCGCCGCGGGTCTGCTGATCCTGCGCGACGGCGAGCCGGGGGATCCCGAGGTCACGCTCTCGCCGTTGCGCTACCACTACCAGCACCGGGCCGAGATCGAAGCGGTCGTGCAGGGTGCCACCCGTGACGCCGCCTTCGACACGCTCTGCGCCACTGTCGGCGCAGCGCTTGCCACCGACCGCACACTTGGCGGCCTCTGCGACTGGGTTGAGGCGGAAGCGCCGCGCCCGGTCGATCTGGCCGTGGAGGGTGCTGCCAGCCTGAAGGCGGCGGTGATCCCGGTCGTCCTGCACTATTCCACGGCCGACCCGCTGGCCTGACACCCTTCACCACAGGAGACTACGATGGCACGAGCCCATGGGGCGCGGGCGCAGATGGCGCTTGCGTTCGAGACTGTCTACGGCACCCCGCCCACCTCTGGCTATCGCACGGTGCCCTTCGCCAGCACCACGCTCGGCTCCGAACAACCGCTGATCGCCTCGGAACTGCTGGGCCAGGGGCGCGACCCGCTGGCCCCGATCAAGGACGCGGTCACCGCCGACGGCGATGTGGTGGTGCCGATCGATGTCGAGAACCTTGGCCTCTGGCTGAAGGCGGCCTTCGGTGCGCCTGTCACCTCCGGCACGACGCCGAAGACCCACACCTTCCAGTCCGGCAACTGGACGCTGCCGAGCATGGCCATCGAGACGGCGATGCCCGAGGTGCCGCGCTATGCGATGTACAGCGGTTGCGTTTGCGATCAGCTTTCGTGGCAGATGGCGCGGTCGGGGCTGCTGACGGCGACAGCGCGGCTGGTGGCGCAGGGTGAAAGCGTGGCAGCGGCCACGGCGGCCGGTACGCCGACCGCGCTGGCACTGCAGCGGTTCGGGCATTTCAACGGCGCGATCACGCGCAACGGCTCGCCCCTCGGCAACGTCATTTCCGCCGAGGTGACCTATTCCAACGGGCTGGACCGGATCGAGACCATCCGCTCGGACGGTCGCATCGAAGGGGCAGACCCCGGCATGGCTGCGCTGACTGGCCGAGTGGAGGTCCGTTTCGCCGACAGCACGCTGATCACGCAGGCCATCGACGGCACGCCTTGCGAGTTGCTCTTTGCCTGGAGCCTTGGCGCAAACGCCAGCTTCACCTTCACCGCCCATGCCGTCTACCTGCCGCGCCCTCGGATCGAGATCCCGGGCCCACAGGGCATCCAGGCCACCTTCGACTGGCAGGCCGCCAAGGCCGCCAGCCCCGCCCGGATGTGCACCGCCGTCCTCGTCAACACCGTCGTGAGTTATTGAACATGATCAGACTGAACCTGACCGCAACCCCTTCGTGGCTGACCCTCGCACCCGGCCTTCGCCTGCAGGTCGCACCGCTGACCACCGCCTTGATGGTCTCGGCCCGCGCCGACCCTGCCATCGAAGCCCTGCCGAACACCGCCACCCAGGAGGAAATGGCGCTCGCTATGGCTAAGGCCGTTGCCCGCCGCGCGGTCCTGGATTGGGAGGGGGTCGGCGACGACGCGGGCAACATCGTCCCGGTCTCGCCCGAAGGCATCGATGCCCTGCTGGAAATCTGGCCGGTCTTCGAAGCGTTCCAGACCCAATACGTCGCCAAAGGCCTGATCCTGGACGCGGAAAAAAACGTCTCCGCGCCCTTG